CAGGTGCTGTAGAACGTAGACGTGAACGCATATAATTCCAAGCAAAAGGACTACCCCATTGTGTTAATTCATCAAAGCCTATCCAACTAAATGCTAAACCTTGATATCTCATAACATCTTCATCTCTATCAAGATAAGACATCCAAAGTCTTGCACCTGACGGTGCTACCCATTGCATCTTTCTTTCATACCACTTTATACCCTTCCATACTTTAGGATATAATTCTTGAGATTTAAATATAAGTTCTCTAAGTTCTTCTGTAGTATGTCTAAGTAATAATCCACTAAATTGTGGATGACCCATATATCTTAAAGGGTCTGCTAACATAGCAAACGATTTACCACCACCTGCTGAACCACCGTATAAAACTTCTCTTTCTGATGCAGCAAGAAACTCTGTTTGAGGTCCTTCATTTGGTGCAAATACTACGTTTCTTTCTTCAGTAATAACAGGTTCTACTTCTTCTACTATGTTATCCGTTAGCGTAGGCTTTTGCTCCTGTTCTAGTTTCTTCGATTTCTTTCGCTTTGGAGATCGCCTTTTCTGCATACTCTGCCCACTTGCGTAGGCTTCTAATCTTGTTCTTACGTTTCTGCTCATGCTGTAATCTTTTTCTTAATCCTACGTGTGATATATACCTGCCTGTTTGTGTTGTAAGCCAATTAGCTACTTCCCTATAGGAATATTGCTTTATATAAATTCTTGCTATTTCTAATTTATCTAATTCTTTTTCTACAGGATTTAATATGTATGGATCGTTTTCATCTTTAACGTAACCAAAAGGAATTGTTCTTGCAATTCTTGGTATTGAAATCCATTCATTCTCTTCTTTTATATCTGTTGGTTGTGGTAACTCCCACTTACCTAAACTTCTAGTCATCATCCTCTGCAGGTTTTTTTGTAGGCATAAGCATAACACCACCTGATGCTTCTACTTGTACCTTCTCTGTTTTTATTAAACCTGTCCTATCTAGTAATTCTTTAGCCGCAGACATCTTATCACGTATGCCTAGCTGTGTAGGGTCATCTATACCTGTTACCATAGCCACAGCAGCCTTAGGAGCGTTTCCTGCCATATAAGTTTGTGTAGCATCTAGTATCTCATCTTTTAATGATGCAATAATTTCATTGTTATTAGTATTAGTTGAATACCCTGCAATAATTTTAGCATCTTTAATGTTACCATTTGCATCTGCAAATAAAGCATCAATAAATTTTTGCTGTCTCTCTGTTAATTTTCTAGCCATGTTTTATAAACTTTCTTTCTTTAGGTTTAAATAACTCTATTAAATTTTTAATATGTTTCTTTCTTTGCTCTTGTTTTATTAACTCAAGCCTACTCCCTGCATCCGTGATATAAGCCTGTCTGCTCGATTTGTTACTTGTTTGTACCATCTACTGTCTTTCATTTGATAACCTGCTTCTAACCAATTACCATCGTGAATAGCCTGTATCATTTTTTTAAATTTAGATAATCTAGGTCTGCCCATATTAAACATCATATTAGCTAAAATTAATCTTACTTCTTCAGGAAGGCTATCCCAATCTTCAAACAATTTTTTACACTCACCTATTGTGATGTGTACGTCTTGCTCAAATACTTCATTAACCCTGATTTCATCCACCAATGTTCCCACTTCTTTTTGGTACTCTTGGTCTTGGTCAGTAACGAGATGTCCGATACCAAACGTAGGTAAGCCAAGGTGGTCCAGATATATTTCGTATTTGCATCCTTCATCTATCTTTAATTCCTCTCTTAGTCTGTCGGTAAATGTTTCCATTATTTCTTTCCTCCTAAAGCACTAAAACCAAAATATGCTCCGACTAAGCCACACATAGAAATGTACTGAGTCATAAGGATAGACTCTGCTTCTGCGAGTCTGTCTGGAAATGCTAGGGTTAGTATTGTTGTTATAGCCATTAGATAAATTAGTACCCAAGCCATTCTCCTTTTATTTATTTGATACCCCATTTTATCAGGTATTAAATCATTTGAACTGCATTTGCAGTCTTCTTTTCCACACGCACAAGTCATTTATTTTTTCCCATTAACTGCATACCTGTCTTACCAAACCTATATCCAAAGCTACTACCTATACATATATACAAACATGTACTAAACCAAGGTGGTGTGCTTTCGTTTAGGAAGATAAAACCCTCTGCTACATACGGCTGACTCCAAGGCAAGAAACATGCTACAAGAATGCCACCAAAAATAATTGTCCAAAACTCATCCTTCCAAGAACCTGCCATTTGATTAGTAAGGTTCTGTTCCATTAACATACTTGATGTAGCTTCAGTCTCATAGACTTTAGCTTCTGCTTTAGCACGAGCTACCTTTACTTCTGTCTCGGCTTTTTGTTTATCCATTTTGCCCTGTATATAAGTTCCTGCTATATTAGCAATAGGGCTTAGTAATGAGCTTAATCCTAACATTATGATTTCTTATGCCTTTTACAAAAATTTGCTGCAGCTTCTTCGCTACCAAATCCCCACGCTTTTAAGGCTAATGCCTTACGTGTAGGTCTTCCTTTAGAATCTTTCATAGGACCTTTCATACCTGAAAATCTACAGGCAAAAGATATTCTTCTTGGGTGAGTTCCTGTCTTTAATGGTCTTTTTAGATTGCTTCCTTCTTTTCTTTTGAAGTGCTTTCTACCTGCTTCATTTAGACCACCTTTGGGGTTTTGAAACTTTTTAGCTACCATACCTATCCTTGAAAGAATATATGATAAACTAGTAAACCTATTATGAGTAATTTACCATAGTCTAAGTCGAAGTTTGTTCCTTCGCCAAATCTCTTATTCCATACTTCAAATTTAATTTTATCCCAATCAATCATGTTGGTTCTCCTTTGCTAGGTATCTCTACACACACACTATAACCCTCTATATATTGTGGGTCTTGCATTATGCTGTTTCTAACTTGATTTACATATTCATAGCATCTGCTTTCTGTTGTAAACGGAAAGTTTACCATCGGAAAATTTACAAACGCTGAAGTTTCTCCTAATGACCATAGGATTGTTATTACTGGTATCCACATTTTTTACTCACTTTCTTTAGGTATGCAATAAACCTTGAGAAAGATTTTGTCTCCTGCTTGTCGTTGATGTATGTCCTGTTGTCGCATTTTTTGTGCATATCCAAGGCACGTATCCAAATCATTGAAGTAGACATTTTCTTTAATCTCTGTTCCTTGTAGTAAAACTACTAGCATCCATAACATATAATACCATATACAACATCAACTGTCAAGCAAATTTCCTAAATTGTGCAGTCTTTTTTGCAATACCTTTAGGTTGTTTAGTAAACTGTTTACCTGCCTTCTTGCCTTTTCTTTTCTCTCTCGTTGTCGCTGCGTATTCCTGTGGAGTCAATGCTTTTATTGCTTTCTCTGGTAAGTATCTTTCTCCAGTTTTCGATGAGGGCTTTCCAGATTTCGTTCTCCATTTTTGTTTACTCCACGCTTTTAACGACCTTTGTGATTTTGCTAATGCCATTATTTAAATTGTTCCTTTATACTTCTAACTACACTTTTTATATCAAATGGTTTTTCATTTGGTCTATAAGGACACTCATATTGTCTAGGACATTCACCTGCATCATAAGGTACATACTCTCTATACTGTGTGTTGTTTGCACCTACGAAGACACATACTCTTTGATTATTTCCTAGTATTTGACTTGCTAACCTGCAAGTTGTCATTTTTGGTTTATCATCTTTTGCAAATATTACTATACTAAATAATATGCAAAAAACTATTACTATTAAAAGTGTTAGACAGAAACGCTGATTAACCATATCATCCAACCTAAAGCACTTAGACCTATCAAAGAAGCTACTCCCATAATAGTGTAGTCTCTTATCATACGCTGTTGTTCTTCTTTAGCGTAGATAGCTTCTTGTCGAGCTTTACGTATTCTACCTTCTTCCTTAATTAGGTCATCCCATGCTTGTAATCCATAGTTACCTATTAAAAAATTTCTTAACTCTTCTCTTTGTTTTGCTAACTTTTTTTTGGCTGAAAAACTTTCTATTGCTACTTGCTCAATAGACCCATTAAATAACTTATCAAAAGTAGATGGGCTATTAGCATTCTTATGTACGTTGTCTACATCACTTACTGCTGACATCCATCTTCCTAATTCAGATGACAGGTCTTCAATTTCTTTGCCTACCATTACTGCTTTTTTAATGGCATTATAGGCTGTGGTTGCACCTGTAACAGCTGCAGAAAGGGTAATGGGGTCTATCATGTTGGGGTATCCTAAAGTTTAATTTAACCAGTCAAAAAAACTTTTCCCCTTCTCCTTTGAAGTTATGCTTTCTAACCAGTCATAAAATGATTTTAATGGTTGTCTTGGTTCTTCGACTGCCACATTTATTTTTTGTAGGTCTTCTATTTCTTGTATTTCTTCTGGCATATAATCAGACATTATCTATAACCCCCACCTGCTTTTTTATATCTTGCTGCTAATAGTTGGGCTTTTCTTGCTGACCATTGTCCCGGAGCACCACCCTTGCTACCTGCTTTAACAGAGTTAAATAATCTTTTACGCATTGTAGGTTTAGTATAGTTACCTGCTTTATTTACTGTACTTTTCTTTTTTATAGCCATTTTTACACCTTCTTCTTATATCTTTTCTTTTGGTCTGTTCTAATTTTAGTTAAAGTCTTAGCCTGTTTTTTATGTAGCTTAGATGCCTTTTTTAAGCCTTTAATAACTTTAGTTAATGGTTTTGTATAATGTGGCATTATTTTTTCTCTCTCGCTTTCTTTAATTGCTCTTTCGCTTTTTTGAATATAGCGACAACTTCTGTTTTACCCATGACTTTGGCTCTTTGCTCTGCGACTGTGAGGATTTGAATTTTCCTTGCATATGGTTTATTGAGTTTTTTAACCTTTGCAACAGTTGCTCTTGCGTCAGATGGAGTTGCAAATTTGATGCTAACCGTGTCTTTAGGGTTTTCATCCGTGTATAAACGTCTGCCACTTCCTTTGGGTTTTTTTCCTGTTCCAACTTTAGGGTCTTTTCTTTTTTTGTTTTTTGTTGTCATTATATAAATTATCAAATGTTGTGCTAGGGTCTAAATAGCTTTCATGGCTTTCTGCTGAGTGTGTCCACTGTGACGGCATAAAGTCTGGAGCACCTTCTCCAGTCTCCCATAAAGCAGGACTTGTAGCACGAACTCTGTTATTAGGCAAAGCAACAAGATTACCTGTCCACTTTCCTGCATCTAGCAGGTACAACACATG